CGTCGGATGCCAAAGAGCGGGTCGAGGTCCGGGATCGGTGGATCGTGTCGGGGAGCGGGTGGGCGAAAGTCCGCCGCGTGATCCGGCACAAGACGGCCAAGCGCGTGTTCCGGGTGTGCACCGGTCTCGGCTTCCTGGAGGTGACGGAGGACCACAGCCTCCTCGACGAGGCCAAGACGATGATCAAACCGAAAGACGCGATGGGTCGGCGGCTGCTGGTCGCGAAACGGGCCGATGTCCTCGAGCGGATGACGGAGCCGCCCGTGCACCGCTTCGACAAGACGACGGTGCGCGCGCGGACGATGGACGTGCTGGAGGTGGAGAGTTTTTCACCGGCCGAGATCCAGGCGGTATTCCTGCGGATCTGGCCGCGCTTCCCTCACGCGAGCCTCCGGTGGATCTCGGAGACGCGGTGCGACATCTGTCTGAATGGCACGGACGGCGCGGATCCGGCGGAGGTGGTGCGGGTGGACGACCTCGGGACGACGGAGCGGTGGGTGTACGACGTCGAGACGGAGGACGGGAGCTTCCACGCGGGCGTCGGGCTGCTGGTGGTCAAAAACACGGACTCGATCTACTGCCATTTCGAGGGCGCGGAGAAGGCGTCCACGGCGTGGGAGAAAGCCAAGGAGGTCGAGAAAGAGCTGCTCCGGCTCTTCCCGGCGCCGATGAAGCTGGTCTTTGAGGAAAAGATCTACCAGAAATTCCTCATCCTGACCAAGAAGCGGTACATGGCCTACACGTGCGGGGAGGACGGACGGGTCGACGACAAGCTGACGATCCGCGGGGTGCTGCTGGCGCGCCGGGACAACTGCCGGTGGATCCGCGGCGTGTACGAGGAGGTGGTGCGCCGGATCATGGACGGCGTCCCGACCCGTGAGCTCGTGGGACACGTCAACGAGGCCGTTCTGTCGTTCCTCCGGATGGAGGGCAGGAGCATCCGCGACCTGATCGTGACCAAGCAGTACAACGCCGGGTACAAGATCCGTCCGCTGCCCGAGGACGAGAAAAAGCTCAAGAAGCGGTTGACGGATCTCGGTATCGTGGTGCCGGCGGTGCCCTCGCCCGCGGAGATCCGCCGCGTGAACGACGGCCTCGCCCAGCAGAAAGCCGGCTCGGGATGGGCACGAGACTATCTGGTGAAGGCGCTCCCGGCGCACGCCCAGCTCGCGCTCAAGATGACGGAGCGCGGCTCGCCGGTGGAGGCCGGGTCGAGGATCGAGTACCTGATCCTCGAGCATCCGGACGATCCCAAGAGCCGGCTGTACGACAAGCTGGAGGATCCGGTCTACTACAGCGAGCACCGGGATCTCCTCCGGATCGACCGGCTGTACTACCTGAAATCGCTCGTGGAACCGCTGGATCAGCTGCTGAACGTGGTGGGCGGTGGAGGGATCGTCCAGCGAATCCACGCCGTCCATGCCAGGCACCACCTGGTCATGCGCGAGATCCGCGAGCGCTCGGGTCCGCTGATCCTCCTGGACGACGAGCAGCCGAAGAAGCCGCCGGCGAAAAAGGCGAAACGCTCCAAGGCGATCCTCGTCCGGAGCTTTTACGACCTCTTGTAAAAAAAAAACGGTAACGAGAAAATGGATGAGGCGGCGGCGCAACGGATGCTGGCTGAGTCGAGAACAAAAGAGCTGACGGCACCGTACATCAAGGATCTCGGACAGAGGAAAAAATTCATCGAGACAATCCGAGACGTCGGAGCACGCTCGCGTGCCAAGACGGCGCTTTCACTGGAGCTGCCGCCGCAGCAGCGCCAGGAATACATCCAGGGTATCCAGGACGAGACCCAGCGTTCCAGAGCCATGAGGAGCATGGCAAAAACGATGACGGACATTCCGAAAAGAAAGAGCTACATCGCGAGGATACCCAAAGACCAGGAGAGAGCCGACGCGATGCGCCAGTTCAGAGAGGACTCGCGTCGGGAGATCCATGAAATTATCAGCGGCATCGTGCCGGGATCGGAAGAAGCCATAAGAACCTATCAAGTCGTCAGGGATCTCGACCTGCGCTGCCTAACCCGCGACGCGCTGAGACAGACCGGGATGGAGGAGAAAGAAATCGACAGCACGGTAGAGGAGTTGATGCCGGGAATTGTGGCGAGTGTCGGAGAGACCACCGGCAATGCCAAAAAAGAGATCGTCCAGAAAAATGTGCGATTTGCGATGCAGCTGAAAAGGAAAGCAATCAGATACGGCAAAATCCTCGAGGCATGTGCCCGGCACGCACGCGAGACCGGTTTGTCGCAGGAAAATTTGTCCGACATGACAGAGTTTCTGATGGACGTCATCACACAGCAAGATCTGGCTGATGAAACCAGACTCATGGCAAAGATCAGACAGAATTACGACGCCGCGTGGAGAGCCATCCGGCAGACCCGTACGAGGAATCAGAAAATCAAAAATTTGCTGGAAGACATCGTCTTTCGGCTGGGACAGGTCTCCGGCAAACGACTGGACTCGGTGCTCCAGAAATATCCGAACATGATAAACTGGCTTTTCCGCCGGGCCGTGGAAAAAAAAGATTATAGAGCCATTGTGGGGCTCGCTTCCGGCGACAGGATCGATTGGACTTCGAAAGACGTGGCCGAGGCGCTGAACGAAGCGCGGAAATACGAGGTGTCTTTTCTGAAAAAAGCGGTGGATGGCCGAGATCTTTTAACCCGTCTCCTTGTATTTTCTGATTTCAAGAGGGGAAACCGTTATTTTGATGAATCAGCGCTCCTCAAGCTCTTCAAGGATCCCGCATCGCTTGTTTCTTTGTTTGCCGAAATCTGTCGCGACAATAGCGCAGCCGCAAAACACTTTATTAGAATGTTTGAAAAACTTCCTCCTCCCGACCTCCGGAAAGTCGACGACGAAGACCTGGTGAGAGCCGTGGGCTGCAGCGAGGAGTTTCTCGGCGGCACCATGGGTCGCGTGTTGATGGAAAGAATCACAGGGAGACTGGGAGAGGGAGCACCGCTGGAGGAGATTATGGGGCTCATTCCCGACGCATCCCTGAGGGCTTTCCGAGACGCGGCCGGACAGACACCGTTCCACGCGGCCATTGTGGCAGACCGACCCGACGTGGTCAGGGCTCTGCTCGACAGGGGTGTCCCGGTCGACATCCCAGACGCCACGGGTCATATACCGCTCCACACGGCTCTGATCAGCGAGCGCCAGAACCTCAAAATCATCGTCATGCTCATACGAGCGATCCGCGACCGGCAGACCATCTTCACCATCCTGCTCAAGAGCCTGCTGGAGCTGCGGGACGACATGAACCGTAGGTCGAACGTCTTGGGGCTCATCGAGCACATGGCGGACGAGTTCGTAAGGCCCGCAGAAGTGTTTACGGATGCAGTCTACAAGCTCATGGACACCGTGGTCAGACAGCTGGGTCTGCTGAAAGACTCTTTCCTCCCGCTCTATGCCCTCGCGGATAGAGGGGGTAAGGTCAAGAGCCTCATCCGGGGCGGGGCGAGGTGTGAGCCCGTCGGCACGCAAAAGATGAGAGACATGATGGCCGAAGAAATGGAGAAAGTGGCCAAGAAAAAACGACAGCAGCAGCGCATAAAAGACGAGGCTCGCATGGATCTGGAAGAGCTCGCGATTTTCGGACAGGAGGTCTTGGAGCTGGAACGCACGGTCGCGGCGGAACTCGGATTTTATGACGCCGTTGCCCTGGGCTTCGGCGCCGAGCCGACCATCCGCGTCGAGGCACTGCCCGAGGACGAGTTCTCGGCACACGAGCTGGAAAGCCTGGAGAGCGCCGACGAGCGTCTGAAAGCCATGTACACGGACTACACGGCGCGTGGGGAGGCGCTGGAGGAAATGCGGACGACGCTCCGGTCATCCATCCCTGAGCAGCTCCGATCCGCGGACGCGGTCTTGTCGCAGGATGAGATCGATCACCTCAAGAAATCGAGGAAAAAAGCGTACAAAAAATATGAAAAGATGCTCTCCGAGCTACGCGAAATGCTTTATGGCATCCGAGAATCTCTCCCCCCGGTATACAGAGTCGTCGCGATGCGTCCGGACGTTCCGCTTTACAGGGACGAAAAAGGGGTGCTGACGCGCCTCCTCCAAGACGACGAGGCGAAGCGGCTGCCACCAGAAATCTTGGAACAGCACCGCCGGAAAAAAATATGGCACGCAATCGTCGCCTCGGCTCGGGAGGAGGTCTTGATGGGATCGAGATCCAGAGCCGACTATGCGGAATTCCTCCGGGACATCATCAACGGGCTGGACATTCTCCGTCGTACCACCCAATCACTACAACGAAAAACGATGATCCCGATCCGGTGGACGGATTCCGAAAGCGTTGTCGGACGACGGAGCGTGTGGTTCAAGGCGATAAGACCGCTGATCGGCGTCTTGTACCAGGGCTTCCAGAAAGGGACGACGGTCTTTGCCGTGGACACCATCAACGTCCTGCGCGGGAGAGACAAGACGCTGCGCGAGACGGACTACACGGACGCTAATTTCCAGGCCGTCTTGGATACCGCTTTTGACGCGCACGCGGAAGACATTGCGGGCGTGCTCGAGGCCGGCACCGAAAGAACGACGATCGTCTGGGTATACCCGCGGGTGGGTCAAGAGACCGGGATCGTGGTAAGACCCGTGCCTGGCGAGAGAAAAAACCACCGCCGGGTGTTTGTGGATATCGCGGTGCGACGCGACGATCTGCCCTACACACGGAGCCTGGACGATTTTTTCCTCTTGTGCCTTGTCTCGTTCTACAAGAGCGCGAAGGATGAAAAGATCCGTGGGACGCGGCTGGTGGTCGTGTCCGAGGACAAGTTCAGGGACTGGAGCGAGGATGTGATTGGGTACGACGCGGCCTGGGAGCCGCGGGTTGAGGCAGGGCAGCGCGTCCAGAAGCGGGCGAAGCGGATGGCTCGGTAGGATGATCGTTTCATTCTGGAGTTTCCGTCGTCGTGAGCACCGCTCGGCAGACCGGGCAGGTCTGATTGTTCCGATCGAACCAGGAATCGATGCACGCGTGGTGGAAAAAATGCCCGCACGTCCGGATCCGACGGCAGATCTCACCGTCGCCGATGCCGTTCCGGCAGATGCTGCACAGCTCCGTCGAGGCCGTTTCTTCCCGCGCCTGGGACACGAACAGCTCCGTCGCCCGCGAGAGGACACGGATCGGATTCTCGCTGTCGGTGGCTGCGTCGCCGTTCGGCGCCTCGAAACCGAAATAGAACTGGATGTCCTCCGGGGGATCGGTGGTGGCACCACCGTTGTCCGAGGCACGGCGCAGGACGTTCTGGATGAGGCCGGAGAGCACCGAACTCGCCGTGCGCGAGACGTTGGTCCGGATCCGCGGGGACGGCTGTGGTGGCGGTGGCGGTGGCGGCTGGGTATTGATGTAGATTTTCATGTTGGGAAAGAGGTACATTTTTACGACGGATCGGATAATCCTTATATTCTTTTTTTTTTATTCACAAGACAAAGATGAGCCAGACGTTCTCTCTCCGCGACGGTTTTTTTCTGGATGTCGTGCCGCTGAGCCCGCAGGACGACGAGTCGAGACGACAGCTGAGTGATTTTCTGGGAGCGCTGACCGGAGACGAGGCCGAGACGCGGTTCATGACCCACCTGCTCCGTGCGGCGCTCGGGCTGCGGATCCAGAACGACCAAAAATTCTATCTCTTTGAGGGCTGTCTCGGGGACACGGATCTCGCTTCTTTTTTTGCCAGGCGTCCGTGTCGCGGATTCTTGGTCGTCCTGAGAAAAGGCACGGAGTGGCAGGCGGCCATGACCGTCTGGCCGGACGCACGTTTTGTGCTCCGTGACGAGGTCGTCTGCGAGGCACAGGATCACGCGCTCGTCCTCTTCAGACCGGCGCTCCAGGACACCGGGAGCGTCGGCCTCCTGCTTCACTCGCTTGCCGCGATTGTCTTTGATCGTCCTTTCGTGATCTGCGGCTTCCGGGACGAGCTCGGGCTCTCCAGCAAAGAGGGACTGAACCAGCTGCCGAGCGGCGAGTTCCGTGCGTTCCGTGCTGATCCATGCCGCAATTTTTCGATCGAATACGCGTTCAAGAACGATGCCGGCATGAAGGCCATCGCGGCGCCGTCCTTTCTGCAGCAGAAGCGTCAGCAGAAGCGTCAGCAGAAGCGTCAGCTTGGTATACGACAGATCCAGAAAAGATGGACGGATGGCCTCGTGGCGATCCAGAACACGGATGGTCTGAAATGGGCCGTTATCGGCCCATCGGAGCCGTTCCGTGAGCTCCTGGCCACACTGTCCACCCTGCCGTGGGAGAAGAGAGACCTCGACCTCCTCCGCACGATCCGTGACAACACGACGGGTCGCTTGTTCCTCGCCCTCCACGGCGACCGGTGGATCGCGTGCCTCGTCGCGACCGAAAACGCGGACCGACAGGTTCAGACGGCCGTGCTCTTCAACCCGATGATCGATCTGAGGAGACTCGGCCTGGATATGCACGATATCGAGCTGCGGCTCGCGTCGTTCGCGGCGCTCCAGGCGCCGAAAGGAACGAGACGGATCCTGGTCAGTGATGCCATCCGCGGCGCACTCTTCTGTAATAACCTCCGTTTCCCCACACAGGGACAGTATTTTCTTGTCGCGGCGGACGATCCACAACTCCTGTCCGTGTGGATGAGACACGACATCCGTTTATAAATCTCTTGTCTAGCGATAGATAGGTATGCAGCGCCCACGGAAGCCTCCCGTGTTCGTCATGGATACCAATCGTTTCTTTCCGCAGTACGTGCTCCCCTGGAACAATTTCTTTACCGGGGTGCGACCGCGCTAGGCCTGGATCGCCGGGGCGTACTCGTCGATGTACTGTTTCCGCGTGACCGGGTCGGCACCGGCGTGTGCGTCTGGCTCTTGGGACAGGTGCCGTGCCGCGGTTCTCGTCCGCAGTTCCTGCTCGAGCTCCTTGATCTTTTGGTCGAGTCCGGCACGTTCTTTTTGAGAGGCCTGGAGTCTTTGAATCGTCAGGCGATGCTCCTCGAGCAGCCTGGTTCGCTGTTGTGGAATGATCTGCCTACCGCTTTCTCTCAATGACCGGATATGAGACTCCAGTTCTGCCTTGGCACGACGCTGAACCGCCACCTCACCCTCGAGCTCCTGTCTTTTTTGTTGGCACTGTCGTGTCTGTCGACGTATCTTTTGTATCGTTGCCTGGTGCTCTTTGCCAAGTTTTTGGATCTGCTCATTTTTGGCGGTATCGATTTTTTCCAGACCTTGTCGTATCTCTTTCATGAAATTTTTCATGTACGGGATCAGATCCTCTTGTTCAGGGATTTCTAATTCTTGTCGGATTTTCTTTTGTCTCTGTTTTTCCGCGGCAACGAGTCGTTGCTGGCATGCCGCTTTCAGCCTCGTATCCGTCTGTTGACGCTCTTTGCCGAGTTTTTGGATCTGCTCATTTTTTTCGGTCTCGATTTTTTTCAGCCGCCGGATCTGCTCTTCGGCTTCCTCGAACAATGCTGTGCTCCCTAGTATCAGATCATCCATTTTTTTTCCGACCTGTTTCCTGTATTTTTCCTCAAACTGGATCGGATCTTGGTCTTGTGGTATCGATAATCCATGCCTGATCCTCTCCAAAACCTCATTCTCAATCATCCTGTCCCGTTCGAGTCTCTGTTGTGTGATTTTCTTTTGTTCGACTCGGAGGGTCATTTTCTGCTGCTCCAGTTCGCGGATCTTTTTTTGGACGGCCTCTTTTACCGCCTCTGCGTTCTTTGTCAGCCCCTGGACGTTTTTTTTCAGCTGCTGGATATGGCTCCGATCAGGAACCGCCGCAACCAGCTGCTGGAAAGACGTGTTTTCCGGTTTCCCGAGGCGGACAGCCAGTTTTTTCTTGTTTTCCTTGTTCTGTTGGATGCGCTTCGACATCCAAAAAACGTCCTGTCCCTCTCTGGCAGCGCCGCTCTGTCCCAGCATCTCCCGTAGCCGCACCCTGTCACGGCTCCTCGGCAGGCTAAAAATCGCCGTCAGGAGTTTTTGTTTTTCGTCGTCTCTTTTTTTCTTATCGAAATCAGTATTGCCAGGCCGTGATTTCCAGAGCCCGATCTCGATCTCGACGGCTTCGACCGGGTAATTACCACACAGCCACATTCTCAGCTCTTCACATGATGATCCGATCTGTTTCATGAGATCTTTGTTCCCAAAAATAGTGACGAATTTTTGGACGAGCATTTTGCGGAAATGCGGAGATTCATCATTCATCGTTTTTTTAATGATCTCCACGATCGTCTGTTTTACTCCCTTGGACTTTTCTGGCTGGATCGTCTGTTTTACTCCCTTGAACCCTTCTGGCTGCTGCTGCATCGGTTTTTATATACTTTTTTTTTTTGGAAAAATACCGTCTTTGTGCTCCAAAAGAGGATCGAACTCTTGACCTTCAGCTCATAAGACTGATGCTCTGCCGGTTGAGCTATTGGAGCCATTTGTAAAAAAAGAACTCGTCCCGGCCACACGGGATCGCGCATCAGTCGACCTCCTCGATCCTGGGCTCGCTCGGCGGCTCCTCCGCACCCTCCGGCTGTGGCGGCGCGGTCGTGTTCTCTTTCATGAAATCCAGGAACGCTTTCTGCCGCTCCTCGACCTCCTCGACCGTCGCCTGCTGGTGTGTCGAGACCCACGCCAGCTCCTCCTCGACTCTCTTGGCGAGCGGCGACGCGTCGCCGCTCTCCGTTCCCTCGTTGTTGTTTTTCTGCGCGTAGAGCAGGCCCTCGTACCCGTTCAGCGCGTCCCGCTGCTTCTGGAATTTCTCGTCCTCCTCCTTGTATTTCTCGGCCTCGCGGATGAGGCGATCGATCTCCTCCTGCGTGAATTTTTGCTTGTCGTTGCTGATCGTCAGCGACTTGCTCACGCCCGACGCGTTCTGCACCGTCGCCGAGACGTTCAGGATGCTGTCCGCCGAGATGTCGTACGTGATCTCGATCTGCGGGACGCCCCGGGGCATCGGCGGGATCCCGTCCAGGTCGAACGAGCCCAGGACGTTATTGTCCGCGCTCCGCTTCCGCTCGCCCTCCAGCACCTTGATCGTGCACCGGGGCTGGTTGTCCGCGGCCGTGCTGAACACCTGCTTCTTCTTGCACGGGATCGTCGTCCCGCGCGGGATCATCACCGTCGCCGCGTCGCCCATCGTCTCGATCCCGATCGACAGCGGCGTCACGTCCAGCAGGAGCAGGTTGCTCGTCTCCTCCGACTCGATCCCGCCCAGGATCGCGGCCTGCACCGTCGCGCCGTACGCCACGCACTCGTCCGGATTGATGCCCGTGTTGGGCTCTTTCCCGAAATACTCTTTCAGCAAAGACTGGATCTTCGGAATCCGCGTGCTCCCGCCTACCAGCAGGATGTCGTCGACCTCGCCCTTGCCGATCCTGGCCTGCGACAGCACGTCGATCACCGGCTCCATCGTCTTGCGAAGGATGTGCCCGACCAGCGCCTCGAACTTGGCTCGTGTCAGCACCGTCAGGAAATCGATCCCTCTGTACAGGCTGTCCACCTCGATCGTCGCGGTCGTTGACGAGCTCAGCGTGCGTTTCGCGCGCTCGCAGGCCATGTGAAGCCGTCGGCGTACTTTCTTGTCCTCCGAGGCATCCACCCGGTTCTTTTTCTTGAACTCGTCCAGACAGTGCTCGACCAGGATCTGGTCGATGTCCTCGCCGCCGAGGTGGACGTCGCCGGCCGTCGCCTTCACCTCAAACACGCCGTCGCACATGTTCAGCAGCGAGACGTCGAACGTCCCGCCCCCGAAATCAAACACCAGGATGTTTCGTTCTTTCTTGTCCTGGCACTTGTCCAGGCCGTACGCGATGGCCGCGGCCGTCGGCTCGTTGATGATGCGCAGGACGTTCAGCCCGGCAATCACACCCGCATCTTTCGTTGCCTGCCGCGCCGCGTCGTTGAAATACGCCGGCACCGTAATCACACAGTCCTTGACCTCCCCGCCGTGGAAAGCCTCCGCGATCGTCTTCATCTTGCCCAGCACCATCGCCGACACCTCCTCCGGACTCAGCTCTTTCCGCTCGCCCTTGTAGGTGACGGCAAAGAAAGGTTTGTTGCTCTTGTCCACGACGTCGCACGACATGTGCCGGATGTCCCTCGCCACCTCCTTGTCGTCGTAGCGCCGGCCGATGAACCGCTTGGCATCAAAGATCGTGTTGGCCGCGTTCACGCTCGACTGGCTCTTGGCCGCCTCGCCCACCAGCCGCTCCTCGGCAAACGCCACCCAGCTCGGCGTCGTGCGGTTGCCCTGGTCGTTCGTAATGATCTCGACACGGTTATTGATCCACGTCCCCACGCAGCTGTAGGTCGTCCCGAGATCGATCCCGATCACACGCTTCTGCTCCGTCGTCATTTTGCGTTTCTCATAGATTTCACCTCATTAGATCAGTTTTTGTGTTTTCGGTCTAAGCGCGTCGCGTCGCTACGAGTAAATGCTGCTGCTCGTCTTTTTGTGGCTGCTGCTGATCGGTTCCGCGTCGCTGCTGCTGGTGTTCCGCGTCGAGTTCTTGTACCTGTACCGGATCCAGCTGCGGCGGGAAAAAGACCCGTGGAAGGCGCTCCGATCGCTGGTTCGGATGGGTGCGTGGATGGGCTACCTGCTCGTGTACCAGCAGCTGGCCAGAAGCCTCGTCCAGGTCAAGAAAGGCGTCTACGACGTCCACTACGTCTACCACGGCCAGCTGTACAAGATCCGGATCCAGCACCAGATCGGATCGCTTCCGACGAGCGTCCTCATGATTACGGATCAGGACTCGGAGAGCGTGACCGACCTCCTGGCACCGTACATGGGACCAAAGAACGATTTCCACGGCCTCGTCTACACGCCCAAGACCTTTGGGCTCCGCGAGGCCACGTTTTTCCTGTCGGACGGCGACACCGCGTCGTTCAGAGAGGACGAGCCGATGCTGTTATGAACGGTTTTTCATCTGGAATAAAAAATGTCGCAAAAACCGGCAGGCGTTCCAGCGGCGGTACCGCGGATCGCTCCACTCCTACTGGAGCAGGCTCTTTGACTGGCGCGTCCTGACAATCAGCCGTCTATACGGAAAGCGTAGCCTTTTTTTTTTTTCTGCTAAAAAAAAATGGAGACGGTCGACCGTGTCTATCGATCGATCTATAAAAAAAAGATCCACCCAGCGGATTTTTGTCGCATCGTGTATCTTTCGCTGCGGGACGATGAGTTGCGCGCCTGCGTCCACCGTCATGGCCTGCCGTACCACGATCGTGAGAGCGCTCTCCGGGAGCTCGTGTTCCGCGGCTTCCGCCGGCATCCGATGGAACCGATCCTAGGCGCCCGACCGTCCGCGTTCTCCGTCACAACTTTCCTCGCTACTTCCTCGATCCTCCGACCCAGAAAAACATACGAGAACTCTTACAAAAAATTTCCTCAGCCCGGTCTCCAAGAGAACCTGCGCGTGCTCTCCGATTTCATGAACGGCTTTTCTTTGATCGATGTCCTGATTTTCCTGACCTACTCCAAAAACTCTTGGGCTCACATAAATCTCTACCTTCTAGAGGGTCTTACGCTCGATAAGTTTTACGGATGGTGCGATCAATGGTTCCGATCACCGCAATATTTCAAATATTTCAATGTCCTCCTCGTGCCCCTGCTCTCCAGCCTTCTCGTCCAGAAAAACGCGATCGCCTGGGCCGCCGTCGATCCGAGTGGTTTCAGGCCGCACCTCGATCTTCTCCTTAATCCGAAAAAAAAAATAGAAAAGATCATGGATGGTCTGATCCGTTTTGCCAATGAGTGGCTCAACGAACAATGCCGGCTCCGGAAATTTACTCTTTCCGAGATCCGCCACATGATGGAGATCCTGGCCACTGAACTGGAGGAGCTCTGCCGCCGGTCGCCTCCGTTGCCCCATGATCTACGGCTCTACCGAGGAGTCCGCACGGATTATCTGGAAATTTTTGGCTACACGGAGAATAGAAAAAGATTCACATACAATCCTTCTTTTTCTTCTGCGACCCTGAACCGGTCGCATGCACGCGCGTATGCCGGTTCAGACTGTTGTTTGTTCGATATCACTGTGCCGGCCGGGAGCCGGATAATCCTCTTGCAGGCCGCTACATTCTACCGCGAGGACTACGAGGTGGTTCTCCCGAGCAATACCAGATTCGAGGTCGTGGCCACCGGGAAAGACGGCGACCGAAAAACCTATGCCCTCCGGTACTGTGGATAGACCATTATCGGCGGTAGGAAAAAAAATCCGCCATCGCTCCCTCCATGCCGCACATCCCCGGGCGGAAAGCCACCTCGTCCCGGATCTCCGCAACGACGGCATCAAACTCCGCTCGCCATGCCAGCCTCTGGTTCATGCGCTCGCGCCGGAGCTCCATCGTCCTTGCCAGCATCCAGTGCTCTTCCCGGTAGTCTCTGAGCGGGTAGCGCGTCCACAGAGTAATGTTGTCGTCGGTTTTCCGGACGAGCTCCAGCAGGGACACCGTGCTAGTCCGATGGAGGTGCAGCGAGCAGAACCGCTGATCCAGGTAGCCGGGACCATCGGCAACCTCCCTCCTCGTGTCGAAGCGCGGGAACCACCGCCACAGGAATCGGAGGACGGTCTCCTGATGTGCCGTCCAGAGGTCTCGGGTTACCGTGCGCGCGAGCAGCGACGGCTTGGGTGACGACGAGACAACGGACGCGAGCCGCACAAAGACCCTCTTTGTCTCTCGGAAACACCGGAAATTGAACGAGTTCCTCTTGCAGAACTCCACCGGCCTCTCCGCGCACCAGATGGCCGTAAACACGCCGACGACCGAGCCGAGCATGTCGCCGTCGACACAGAACGTGTCCCGGATCGATTTCATGATCAGCGCCCGCTCCCGCGCCAGCCTGTATTTCTTGTCGATATAGACCCAGTTCATCGGCTGGTTGCGGTACATCTGGATGATGGCCAGCGCCAGGCACACGGCCGTGGTGGCGCCGTCCCCTCGCCTCGATCGGGAGAAACGATACGCCGGCAGACCCACCTCCACGTCCACGCCGCACCTCGCCAGGAAATCGTAGCCGTGCTCGATCCCCATCTCCCGGAATTTGTCCAGGCACGGCGTCGTCTTGTCGGCACCGAGCACTTTCTCTGGATCGATCCCGCGGCTGAGGAAAAACAGGACGACGGGCTCGAAATTGTGTACGGGCAGGTGGACGAGCGGGAGCTGCCCGTACCGCTGCTCGGACATCAGACGGATCACCCGTCCCGGGCACGTCCTCCCTGTCCGGCCCGCGCGCTGGATCATGGACGAGCGGTCGCACCACTCCTGGACGAGCCGGTGGCCGCCCTGGATGTTCGTCCGGATCCCGCTGTCGATCACGACCTGGAGGCCCGGCAGCGTGACGGCCGTCTCAACCATGTTGGTCGCGAAGCAGATCGTCATGATGTCCGGATCCGCCAGCCGGTCGCGGATCTCCCCGACCTCCTCCTCGCTCATCCCGCCGTGGAGCGTGTGTACCTCGTATCCCTGGTGCTTGGTCGCGTCCGCCAGGCGATCGCACTGCTCGTGGCTCGCCACGAAACACAAGATCTTGGTGCGCTCGCGCTCGGGGAGCGTCATGACCCTCAGTCGCATCACGTGATCGATCTCCTGGATCAGCGCGTACGAGCTCGGGACACGGTCGTACAAGGGTGTGTGGTACGTGATCGCAATCGGGTGTTTCCGTGCCGCGGGCAGGCGAGCCACCACCAGCCCCGGGAAAAAACCGGAGAGCCGCTCCTCGTCGATCAGAGCCGAGAGGAACAGCAGCCGCGGCGGTCTTGCCATCCGCCGCAGGAAACACAGGAGGCTCTCGTACTCTCGGCTGCTCGTGTGCGCCTCGTCCACGATAACGAGCGGCGGCACGCCGCGGGTCATCTGCTCGATCGCCGGTATGGGCGTCAGGAGCCGGAGGCGGCCGTGGCAGGGATGGCGCTTCCGCACGTTCTCGATGGCCATCCTCGTCGGCAGCACCATGATACCGGCCTCATCCCGGAAATGCTCGTAGGCCGTCATTGTCTTGCCCGAGCCCGTCGGCGCCTCGACCGCCATGGCCGCGTGTGTACCGGTCGCGTTATGGAAAATGTCTCTGAGTACAATCATCTGCGGGATCGATAGAGAGAAATAGATCAGCCGTGTTCCAGTCCTGGAGACTCTAAAGAGTGAACACGATTGTTTCAGTTTTTGAATGTTGGAAAAATAAAAGAGTCATGATCGTCCTCAGGGGCTGCGCGGTGCTTCGCGTCTGCCGCTTCTCGGGCGGCTCGCGCGTCCTCCTGGCCGGTGAGAACCACGGCACGCCCGGTGACCCCGTCTCGTTTGTCCGCGCCCTCCGGCATCATTTCCCGGCCGAGCCCATCAGCGTGCTCGTGGAGAGCGCCATGTCGCCGGATACGCGGACAAGCACGCTCGGGTTTGCGAGCCCCGACAGCAACGTCCTCTCGTTCCGCAGGCCGCCGCTCGATGCCTGCCGCTTCCGGGAGCGCTGTGATCACCTGGGCGAGCGCGTCCGCGTCTTTCCTGTCGACCTCCGGCTGAGCTCGTATTTCCTGCCGCTGACCCGCGCCTCCGTCCGCCGCGATGGCGACACCGACCCACAGGTCATGGCCGTCCTCCGTGCCGTCCTGGACGTCGCGGCTTTCCGCAGGGATCGCCTGCGCTACGAGGAGACGATCGCCCGGCGCCTCCACCGGATCGGTGTCGTCCACGAGAGGAGACGGGGCGAGAAAGATCACCGGTATCTGATGCGCTCACTCGAGGCGCTGGAGGACGGCGTCGCCGACCGATGGTGCGCCCTCGCCGCGCGGCGGAACGCCCTGGCCTGCGGCGGGATCATGGAGCTCGAGGCGGCGCTGCGGGTCTTGCGCCTCCTCCCCGCCGGGGGGATCATTGTCGTCTTTTGTGGACGCAACCACGTCGAGGGCCTCGCGGAAATGTTCGAGGACGCCGTCCTCGGATTCCGTCTCGTGGACAGGCCGGTCGTCCTGCGGCCGACGTCCGGCCAGACGATCCGCCTGCCGCTTTCGGCGCTGCGTCGTCTGCACTCGCACTTATAAAAAAAAATAGAGGATAAAGATGGCCGTTTACCAGGAGAACCTCGCAAGGCGCTTCCGAGAACTCTACCCCGGGAACGCCGGATACTCCTACCCCTCGTCCAGGAACGCGCGCCTGCTGACGGTCCTGCCGCCCAGCCCTTTCCGCTTTACCGGCGAGGGCGGAGCGGAGGCGCTCCGGGCGCTGTGCCGCGGTCTCATCCGGCAGGAGTATCACGATCCACGCCTCTTCGCCGCGCTCCAGGCGGTGCTCCAGTGGCTCGTCTGCCTTTCCTCCCGGCAGAACGTCCTGCTAGGCAGGACGAGGCGGCTGTATCAGACGGGGAGCACGCTCCCTTTCGATGAGAACGTCCGCATGATGCTCCTCGGCACGGGCGTGAACGGGTATGTCGGGTGTATCGATGCCGCCGGCCGTATCCCCCTCATGTTCAAGAGCCCCAAAGACAACGAAGCCGCCGTCATGCAGATCCACGAGACGGTGCTGGCCGTGCTCGTCCTGAACCGCCTGCGGTCGTTCACGACCGGCTTCCTCTTTTATTTTGGCGCTTTCACCTCGTCCGCAGGCACGGTCGTCCTGTCTCCCCGGCGGCTGATAAAGTCGGCGGCTCGCCGGCGCGGCCGGAGCTCGTTCCGCTCTGTCCCCGCGAGAGCGCGTCCTGTAGGCAGCGCCATGAAAACGCTGATCGAGCCGCTCCTCGACGCGTCGGGCGCGTGCCGGGGGTATGCGACTTTCAAAAAGAAACTCGTCGACTCGGCCAGCCATTACACGCCCCAGAAAGGCCTGAGCGTCTTCTCCTGGTGGATGCAGATCCTCCTGAATCTCGAGATCGCCCAGGCCGCCGTCTTGTTTACGCACTACGACCTCCATCTGGATAACATCCTGATGCGGCAGGGTGGGCAGAAAAAACGGCTGCGCGTCTACGAGATGTGCTGGGAATTCGATGCCCTCGAATGCGAGCCCGTCCTGATCGATTTCGGACACTCGTGCGCGTGGTATCAGAACCAGTTCCTGGGCGTCCAGGATACGTTTTTCCACGAACTGGGTTATTACGGCTTCCTCATAACGGGGCGCGACATGCTCCATGTCCTGTTTGCGATCAGCCACGAGCTGAGACGCCTGCGCCTGCCGCCCGAGAACGAGATCCGTCGGTTTTTCCGTCATGTCCTCGAGAACTTTTACCGGAGCGACACCGTGTTCTGGTGGGAGGAGGATCGTGGCGTCCGGACCTCCTCGCTGGTCGATTTCCTGAGGCATCGATTTACGGGAGAGTATCGTGGTCCCAATTACGGTTTCAACCAGTCCATGGCCGTGGCCAAGAGCCCGCTGGCCATGATGGATTTCTTGTGGCAGCGCCGGGTGGAGCTGTCCAAGATCCTCGGCGTGCGCCCGTCCGACCTCCCGTTCCGCTGCCTGGTCAGAGAGAAGAGCCTCCCGCCGCTCCCGGCCTCCAGCAGCGCCTGCATCACCGGCCTGTGCGCCGGGACGCTCCCCCTCCCGGCCATCCGGGAGGTGGCCGATTTCCCGCTCCGGCTGTTCCGTCCGAACGTCCTCCGGCCGCCGAGTGCCCAGATCGACCTCACGTTCCTCCAGGAGTGGCTGCGCAAGAAGCAGCCCGAGATGTGCTGCCTTTTTGAGCCGCCGTCGCGCGGCTCCGCGGATGGGTACTACATGAATCGCGATCTGTCCGTCAATCGGAGGGGGATGGAGACATTCCTGGCGGGAAGCCTTTGGGAGCGCTACCTCGCCCACCTCTGCGCGGCTCTCCGTCACATGGCGACCGACTACTCCGAGCGCCGCTACGGCAACCTGCGCCGCGACCTCGCGCAGCACCTGGAGCTGGCACGCTGGCGGGTCACCTGCTTGGGCCTCCTCCACACGCACCGCCGCTGAATCTAAAGAAAAGATCACCCGGGTGAAATGAATGAATAACATTGACATCTTGTGGATCCATAATTTTCTTGTCCGGAAATACAACCTAACGGATGAAGCCAAGACGGAGAGCGAGTACGAGAAATGGAAGACGCTGTACGAGGACGTTTCGGTTCAGGCGTCGCCCGAGCTCCTGGAGGACATCCGGAAAAACATGTCCGAGACGGAAAAGATCCAGGATTCCGAGCAGTTTCATTTCTACCTGATCCACGCGATCCCGATCCTGGACGAGTACAAGGGTCTCCAGAGCCGGCAGTCCAAGATCGATTTCATGTCTTCGCAGGCCGATAACGCAAAAAAAACGGTGAACGAGATGACGATCCGGCAGCGGATGAACGCGCTGCTCAAGGATTATTTCTGGCTCGTCCAGACGTATTTCCCGACCGAGTACAAGAAGAACGACTGGGATAAGATCAGGGTCACCTCGGCGGCGGCCGGCACGGCCGCCGTCAGCAGCCGTTGTCCGGTATGTTCGACGGATTACGATCATTTCATCCTCCACGACAATCATTCCGTCTGCGAGAAATGCGGGTTCGTGGCTGCCACCACGCACAACAGCGTCTCGTACAGGGATATCGACCGTGTCAACATGAGCAGCAAATACACCTACGACCGGCGCTCGCATTTCCGGGACACGATCGCACAGTACCAGGGCAAGCAGAACGCGAGCATCCCGAAGCAGGTCTACGACGACCTCATCCACCAGCTCGTCTCGCACCGCATCGTGCCGGAGGAGCACGCCACGATGCCGAAAGAGGTCGCTTTTGAGAAAGTCACGCGGGAGCACATCCTCATCTTTCTCCGTGAGATCCATCAGACCAAGCACTACGAGGACGTCGTCCTCATCCACCACACGCTCACCGGCCGGCCGGCACCGGACATCAGCCATCTGGAGAACGACCTCATGAACGATTTTAACATCCTGGTCGAGACGTACGACAAGAAATACAAGACCTCCGAGCGCAAGAATTTCATCAACACACAGTACGTCCTCTTTCAGCTCCTCCGTCGTCACCGCTTCCCGTGCAAGAAAGAAGACTTCAACATGCTCAAGACGGTGGATCGCAAGTATTTTCACGACCAGGTCTGCAGCGAGCTCTTTGCCGAGATCGGGTGGTCTTTCACCGCGCTTTTCTGAGCGTGTTTTCTGACAGAGTCGTTATATTGTTGGACTAATGACTCTTGTGCATCCAGAAATAAAATCGGATTGTATAGATATAAATGTCGACTTTTCTGGTACAAGGCATTCCCCAGACGCAGATCTTTCAATCGTATAGCACCGGTGCCAAGGCGTCCGCCACAAATTTCAAAATTGCCGGGACAGATCTCAATCAGATCTTTGCTCCCTACGTATCTCCGAATCCACAGGCATCCGCCACCGGATACAGAGTCGGCGCGACCGATCTGAATCAGATCTCAATCCCGTGACGCTCACCAACGGCACGCTGACGACGTTTCCGACCGGCACACCCGGACAATCGTATTATCTTGCCACTTTCATCAATTCCGCCAGCCCGACCAGTTCCGGTTCCATCACGTTCAACGTGCCGCTGACCAACGTCACCCTCATCGCGGTCGGTGGTGGCGGTGGTGGAAACGGAAATACCGGTGGAACCGGTGGCGCCGGCGGCGATTCCATCCTGGCCGTCCTTTCCGCCGTGGCTCAGAATTCGGTCTTTAACCTGACCCTGGGAAACGGTGGAACGGAGCGGAATGCGGACAGTTCTACCCAACCAACGGACGGAAATTCAACCACTATTTCTGGACCCGCTTTTACTGTGACGGCGACCGCAGGAAATGGTGGAGGCGGCGGTGGCAGCGGTTCCTCGACAGGGACGTTCCAGAGCACACAACCAGGCACGGGTGGAAATAGTGCGGGCGCAAACACCAGCGGTAATAACGCGAGCACGGTATTCACCGGTATCCCGCCTGTCCTTTCCCTCCCCTCCTCTTACGGTGGTGGAGGAGCAGGCGGCACCGATACAGGAGTTACGCCAGGTACTGGTAATGCGGGCAGAGGGGGTCGTGCCGGTGCTTACGGCTCTGGCGGGACGCTCGACAATGGAGGGAGTGATGGATCATCCGCACCGAATCCGCCGTACTCGTTCTACGGAAACGGAGGAGGTGGTGGCGGTGGTGGTCATGACGACGATCCAAGTATTACTGATGGTAACGGGGGAAACGGAGGCGGTGGTATCGCGTACATCTATTTCATCTACTAGCCTTTGTGATTTCTCTCTCGCGATCGACGGGGACAAGCATCGCCTCCTCTATGCGGCCACTCGCCGGGATTACGAGGCTCTGTCGTGAGCGGATCTTGCCGCCTCGATGGCGGCATGGATCTTTTCGCTCTGCCGCGTGCTGCCGTCCTGGAACCAGAACGGAAACACGGCATGGATCAGCGCCTGGACGGCTCCGGCGAGGAACATCCTCGAGAGCGAAAGGCTAAACAGACCGTGACCGACGTACGTCATGCCGACGGCGGTCGGGTGCTGCAGGAAACACTCCATTCCTATCATTCATGGCAAAATAAATTGGAGGAAAACGATCGGGTGATCGCTCGTGTGTTCCTCTAACACCGTCTTGTCCGACGAGAACTCACACCCGTCCAATCCTCTCGTCACAAAACCGTCGATCGCCGTCTTGTCCGCCCCGTGCGCTTCGCCGCCGGACAACAGCCACAATGTCGAGTCCCGGACGGGACGGTTCATATCGCCGCCGAGCAGCAAGGGCACCGGACGGTGCGCCGTCTTTTGCTGCTGCTGCCGTCGCCGCACGACGTCCGTAAAATAGTCCATTTTTTCTTTCACCTGTTGCTTCAGATTGTTTCGCAAGATGATATCCGAGCCGCGAGGCGGGGGTCGTGTCAGGTGGACGTTGAGCACGATCAGGAATTGGTCGCCCCGCCGGAGCAGGACGCCCATCACGTTCCTCGACGCGATCTCTCCTTCCGCGGAGGCAAACACCGTTCCCGGCATGGGAACAGCCTGCTGGACAAGGAACGTGTCCTCTCTGCCCAGCGCTTTCAGGACGCGCGCCTGTCGATCCCGGATCACCCCGAAATCGTTTTTCCTGACGAGGATGCCCAGGTGGCTCTTCCGTCGCTCGCCTCCGAAATCCCCGTTGTATTCCTGGAGGTACAGGCTGTGCGTCTTTCTTGTATCGCCGAGGATCATGTCGACGGTCGCCGGATCCGCCGGGAGCTCCTGGAGGAGGATGATGCCGTAGATACCGGCGAGGATCTCCAGCTTCTCCGTGATCCGAGCGATGCGTGCTATCCGTTGTTCCTGAGGCGGCATCGACGGATCCAGCTCCGGGCTCAGGATGTTCCACGAGGCCGCGAGTATCGTCTCACCTGCAGGCTGTTGTGGCGGCGGCTGCTGCTGCTGCTTCTGTTGCTGCTGCTGCTGCGGCGGCTGCTGCTGCTGCGGTTGTTTCTGTTGCTGTCCAACCGTCGCCTGCCGGCGTTGAAACGCCAAGACGAATTTCCGGAGCGCCTGCCGGCGCTCCTGTCGATCCGTAATCTTTTTCAGGATCGTGTCCCTGAACTGGCTGAACCTGGTGTCGTACACGGCGTCATCGGCTTTGAGCCGACGCCGGATCTCCGGGAGCGGTCGCGGCGCGGCGTCCGGATTCCATCTCTGGAGATAACATAATGCTTGTCTCTTTTGCTCCGTTGCGGCAGCGCCGTAGACGCATGCCTGGAGTTGATCCCACAGCCATTCCCTCACTTTCTCCTTGCTGACCGGTTGTGCTCTCAAACGCTCTTTCTCGTTATCGGCTATCTGGGTAAAAAAGGGGATCGTTCTGAACAGATTATCTTTGGCAGTGTCTCTTTCTTTTCGGTTTCTGGAGGTGACGATGGTGAGGATGTCTCCGATCACGGAGGTCTTTGGCTCGTCCGACCAGCCCCACGATGCTAGAATACCTCGGCGCTTCTCGTTGGCGTCCTCGGCACCGACGGTCGCGTCGCCCAGGCATCGCTGTGCTCTCGAGACCAGGACGTCCACCAGACAGTCTTTCTTTTCGTTGTGGCGAATCAGGAATGTTTGTGTAAAGATCTCATACAGGTCTCTTTCGAAACTGTCGCGACACTGGTCGATGATGTCCCGGATGGGGATGGGCGGCGGCAGGTGGCCGGCTCGTTCAAACACGGGTCTCGCATCCTTGTCTTTCCTGGCGCTCTCGAGGATGAGTTCCCACTGCTTGGTGTGGCGGATCCTGGACGCGTCGAGCTGCTGCAGCCGTCGCCGGATGGCCTGTGGATCTTTGGCCTCGACGGCCTGGAGGAGCGGGTCGAGAAAGAGCTTCAGGTAGGTGTCGGTTTCCCGCCCGGCGATCTGCTTTCGGATCTGCGCAGACATATCTCTCAGCTCGGTCGAGGGCTTCATCGAGAGCGCCTGGAGCAAGAAAGGACGGTGGCTTTTCGGCTTTTGCCGGAGGGCGGTGAGGATCTCGTTGACGGATCGTGTGGTGACGATCTTTGCGAGGGCTTCCGTGTTCTGCGCCACGTCTCTCTCGTCGAGAGAGTTCAGTTCGTAGCGCCGGCGGAGCGCCGCCACCTCTGCTGCAAGCGCTTCGCGTGCCCGACCGTGCCAGTCTGGATCCGTGATTCGCTCGATGTACCGCCGCCTCTCCTCCAGCGACGTGATGGACGGCGCAAAGATGAACATGGCCTCCGACAGGTCGGGCGCGGTCTCCATGAGGAAAAAACGCCTGAGGAGGATCTCTTTTTTCCAGCGCTCTCGCACGAAGCCCGGGATCG